TACCGTCCTAGCTGTCGACCACGTGGCCGACCCTGAGCGAGAACTGCCTCTCGATGAGCCTTACGGATCATCCATTGGTAGACCTCGTCCGGGATTGGATTTTCCACGTGAGTCGAGATAGCTAGAGACGGATTAGCATTAAGGTCTTCCGAGATTAAACGCTCGATCTCCTTCATAAGATCAACGGATAACCCGAGTTGTGCTTTAATAGCGTCCCGGTTCGACCAATCGATCGAAGCCAGGTCCGCCAGGTCAAGCAAGTTGAATTGGATAGCTCCCGGTTTGTCTGCATCTTCTGGGTGTAAAATCCCATGAAGATTCAGGCTACCTTGGAGAACGGGTTCGCGACCTTCCCACAGGCGCACGAGGTAAATCCAAAATCCAGGTGAAATAAGTACCAATGGGACCGAGAGGATCCCAGTAACCCAGTCTCCTAAGAGAATAGGCATCTTCGCCCAGTTTTGGGTGAAGTACTGTAGATTCTCTGCGGCAATTCTGCATTTGTTGGCGAAGTCACGTTCTAATAGTGCCTTGAAGGCAATAATTAGATATGAAGTCGCAGAACTCATCGGAAGCCGCGCTAGGGATTCGAACCACGTATCAGCGAAAGCTGTGACGTGGCGTCCTTTGCGCATGAGCCCCGATGGGCCAACAATGGTTACATACAATAGCATCATAAACTGCGGTGTGACATTACGTCGCACTTTAGCAAGTGATGCAATTGCACTCTCTAACTGCTTCGGAAAAGCGATCCAACCGCGCTCGAAGAGATGTAAGATCAAGACAGGATAGAGGTAAATATTCCGCAGGACGGCAAGGAGTAATCCCGGCCCAACTGCAGAAAGTTCACCTCGAGTTCCACTTACCCAACGTTTAGCGAATTCGATGAGACCCACCTCTGAGATAATTGATTTACTCAGATTGATGGGAACTCCCAAATGTCGCATCAACGCCTGATAATGGTCCGCAACTGCCTTATCGGCAATGACTAAGTCATCACCGAGAAGAGCATAATGCGGAAACCAAGTAGTCCATCCCGCACGCAAAGCAGCTAACTGAACAATCACATGGTGACTGAACGCTAGCATTGCCCAAGAGCTAAGAGCTCCTATTGGTTGACCAACTGCGTACCGAATAGGTTTACCTTGGAACCACCAATCTCGATCCAACAACCCTGCCCAACATTTT